ATCGTGCATATGCGGCCCTACAAAGGCCAGGACGACGTGACGCGGGACAGCATCGCGTGGGTGGCAGTGACCAAGGCCGGACAGATTGGCGAAGCTCCACAGCCTGCGGCACATGCGGGCGGCGGGTTCGTGGAAGTGGCTGACGAGGAATTGCCGTTCTGACTGACATGGAGAGGAGGCACATCATGAACCGACAACAGCGCAGGGCCTACAAGAAAAGCCTGCCCGCCTACAAAAAGATGAGCAAAGAAGCCAGGATGAACGCGCTGGTCAAGAACGGGATCACGCCGGACGACCTGAAAAAATGCCGGGAGGAGGGCTATCAGATGGGCGTGGAAAGTGCCGTGATCCAGTGCTATGCGGCCATGTGCCTGGCCTTGAATGAGCAGTTCGGATTCGGGCGGGAGCGCCTGCTCCGGGCCCTGACCGCCGTGGACGAAAAGGTGGTATTCGCCATTGACAGCGCCGAGATGTGCGAAGAAGTGTTCAAGCGGTTCGGCATTCGGATGGATTTCAGCCAGGGAATGGACCGGGTGCAGGAGGAAAGCGCATGACCATCATCTGCGACAGCCGGGAACAGAAATGGAGCCATGTCCGGGACTATTTCGACGTGGCGCGGGTGAAGTGGATACGGTCAAAGCTGCCCTGCGGGGACTATGGCCGGATGGACAACCTAACGACCGTAATTGACCGCAAAGTCAGCCTGAACGAAGTGGAAAGCAACCTGATCCACGATCATGAGCGGTTCCGCCGGGAATGCCAACTCGCCCAGGATAACGGGATACACCTGATCGTGCTGGTGGAAAGCGGAAGCTCAGTCAAGGAGCTGCGCGACGTGTACGGATGGCACAATCCGCGCCGTGTCTGGTGGGACAAGGTGGACCGGGCGCACAGCCGGGGCCGGATGCTGGAAGTCAAAATCCCAAGCAAGCCGCCGACGGAAGGGCCGACCCTGTACAAGGTCATGCGAACGATGGCGGAGCGGTACGGTATTGAGTGGCGCTTTTGCGTACATCAGGACGCGGGAAAAACGATATGCCAGATATTAGAGGGCTTGCAGCCGAAATAAAAGACCGGGTTTCCTCCTGGGAGATGGGCGTGCAGATGGGGCTGGCCCCTGACCGGAACGGATACTGCAAGTGCCCATTTCACAGCGAGAAAACCGGGAGCCTGCGCCTCTATAAACAGGGGCGGCGGGGGTGGTACTGCTACGGATGCCACGAGGGCGGAAGCGTGCTGGACCTGGTGATGAAATATTACCAGCTCGATCTATGGGGCGCGATCCTGCATATCGACGCGGCGTTTCATCTGGCATTGCCGCTCCTGCCGCCCAAGCCCCTGACCGTCCGGGAACAGCGGGAAATGGATTTCCGGCGGCGGTTCAGCCAGAGCCAGCGCGAAACGGAGGAACAGTATCAAAAAGCCGTTTTAGACGCGTTCTGGCTGGCCGGAGATTTTTACAACCAAATAGACGTTGAATTGCGCTCTCGCGCTCTACGGGGCCTTTCTGAGGCTGAGAACGAAGATTTCTGGCGGCTGGTGAAGCTGCGGGAGGATGCGCGGGAGGCAATGGAGGATTTGGCGATGTATGCAATAGGATGTGACACAGCATGAGTGAACAACGACAGCAGCCTCATTTTACCGCCGACCAGTACCGGCACGGGATCGAGCCCTACGAGTACCTGTACAGCCTGTACAGCAATCCGCGGGAGCACGCCCAGGAAAAGGCGCGGCTGATCGAAGAGGCCAAAGCGCTGGAATGCGGCGATATACGGCCATTTTACAAAGCGTATCTGGCCGAACAGATGGCAGGGCGGCAGCGCATCGACGCGGAGAACAGCACACAATTCAGTGGCCAGGAAATGGCCCTGAGCTGCGGCCAGTACGACTGCACCGATGATGGGGTGATGGCCTGGACGAACCAGGGGCCGGTGATCATCTGCCCCCATCCCATCATGCCAACCAAACGGATCATCAACATTGATTCCGGAGAGTGCAAGACGGAAATATCCTTCAAGCGCGGGGCTGGCGGATGGCGCAAGGCGATCTTTGACAAAAGCGTATTGGCCAGTGCCCAGAAAATCATCCAGCTTGCCAGCCAGGGCATTGCCGTTGACAGCGAAAACGCGCGGGGCCTGGTGGCCTACCTCTCCTGGATTGAGAATGCCAACTATGCCACGATCCCGGAAATCAAGAGCGTGGGGCGGCTGGGCTGGACTGCGTTCGGATTCTCCCCCTACGTGAAGGATCTGATCTTTGATGGAATGGAGCAGTATCGGCAGGCTTTCCAGGCGGTGCAGCAGCACGGCAGTTTGGAGGCGTGGGTGGATGCAGTCAAGCCGATCCGGAGCGGGCGCAACGTGGCAGCCAGGGCCATGCTGGCCGCGTCCTTCGCCTCTGCCCTGGTGGAACCGTTTCACGCCCTGCCCTTCATCGCCCACGGTTGGAGCAATGCTTCCAGCATCGGCAAAACGGTGATGCTCATGGCCTGCGGCAGCGTGTGGGCCAATCCCAGCATGGGCGAATACATCAAAACATTCAACAGCACCAGCGTGGGCCTGGAAATGATCGCGGGATTCTACGGCTCCCTGCCCGTTTGCCTGGACGAATTGGAGCTAAAAGGCAACCGGCAGCAGGATTTTGATACCATGATCTATCAGTACTGCCAGGGCGCCGGGAAGATTCGCGGCAGCAAAAACGGCGGCTTGCAGCGGGTGGCGACGTGGCGAAACTGCGCAATCAGCACAGGAGAGGAACCGCTGACCGGGAACAACAGCAAGGCCGGGGCCATCAACCGTGTGCTCGATCTCAATTGTGGAGATTCGCCAATCTTCGAGAACCCGAAGGAATGCGTGCGTATATTTATGCAGAATCATGGGTACGCGGGCCGGGCCTTCGTGGAAACGCTGACAGAAGAAAACCTTGCCATGATCCAGGAAATGCGCGATGGCTTTTCCGAGCAATTGGAGGAGCAGGCCACGGACAAGCAGGCCGGGAGCGCTTCGCTCCTGCTGGCCGCCGATGCATGGGCCGACGCGGTGATCTTCCACGATGGGAACAGTCTGACGGCGGCTGAGCTGCTACCTTACCTGCAAACCAAGACGGAAACCGACGTAAACCAACGCTGCTATGACTGGCTGGTGGACACCATCGCCGGGAATGTATCGCATTTCAATCAGGCTAAGGGCCAGACCTACAGCATCGAGGCCTGGGGCGACATCGACGAGGAAAAGAGCCTGGCCTATATCATCAAATCCGTGTTTGACCGCATCATGAGCGCGGAGGGCTACAGCGGCGCGGGATTCCTTAATTGGTGTAGGATCAAGGGATATCTGCAATCAGACAACGACGGAAAGCACCTGGGGAGAGTCAAACGTCTGAAAAACGGAGCGCTGGCGAGGTGTATCTGCATCATGCTGCCAAATGAGGACAGATTCACCCAGGTGCAGGAGGGTTGGCCGGAATGATTGTTACCACAGTTACAGGGCTGTTACAACCTGATGGTAACACCTCAAAGCTTTATGCCATAAGGGTTTCAATGGGGGTGTTACCACTGTTACCACCTTTTTGCGAAAATATACGCTTATAGATTTTATTTTTCTTTTTACTGAGATAAAAAAAGAAAAAATCCAAAAGAGTGAAAATTGGTGGTAACAGTGGTAACAGTGGTAACAACCGTTGATTTATAAGGGTTTGCGGATGATCGCAAGTGGTAACACAAGTGGTTACAAGTGGTAACACGATGGAAGAAATGGGAGGTAATAACATGGAAATCATCATTAACGAGACACAGGACCTATTGACCGTGGCAATGATCCTGGTAAAAAACGGGTATACGGTCAGGATGGGCAAGCGCAAGAAGGCGAACAGCACCAACAGCTACGACAAGGTGCTGATCGTAACGAGGGAAGCGTGATCCTATGCGAGCAAAGGAATTCTTTCTGGCCGTTCGGGATGCGGAACACAAGGTGAAGATGCTGCAGGCGAAGAAAAGAAAATACCGCGAATTGGCGTCCAGCATCGGCGGGATGAGCGAAACAAACATTCGCACGGTATCCGGCAGGAGCAGAACGGAAAGCGCCGCAATGCGTCTGGTGGACGTGGAGGACGAAATAGCGGACGCCGGGGAACAGTACGTTGCCCTGATCGAACAGGCGGAAAAGGTGCTCGGCCAGATCAAGACACAGCGCTATGAGGACGTGCTGACCTATCGTTACATCCTGGGCTTGAGCTGGCGCAGCGTAGCCGATGAGATGCGCTATCACGATGCAAAAAGCGTGTACCGGGTCCATGGCTGGGCGCTGGCTGCCGCGCAACGGATTTTGGATAAAATGGACGATATGTAAAATGCGGTTGAAATATCAGAATTTTATCCATCAAAAAAGTGCGGAAAATTTGAAATGGGTATAGAATACCACCTGTCAAGTGTGATATCATATATCCAGTGAAATAGATTCACGGATGGAAGGGCACCAGACCGCGGAGCTGTTCATGACGATTCACCTCCTTTCGCAAAGCAAAAGTAGAGCCTATCTGATACTCTACAGAATCAAGATAGGCTCTATTTTTGTGCCTCAATCCAGCGGAATAAGCTGCTCCAGGGTGCAGTTCAGGGCACGGCAGAGGGGGCGGAGCTCGGTCACGTCTGGGCGACGGTCACCATGTTCCCAGAACTGGATGATCCTTTCCGCGGATTTCTCGGAATAGCCCAGGTTTAGACCAAGCTGCTTCTGTGTCAGCCTTGCCGCTTTGCGCTTGGCCTGGATGATTTCGCCGATGGTCAAGTTTATCCCTCCAATCCGTCATAGTCGTATTGATCGAGAAACTCACTGATTGTATCAGACCACCAGGAATCAAAGTCGGATTCATCGGGCAGGGGTTTTTCCGGGGTGTCGTCCTCGTAAAAGATTTCACTGGTTTCAGGCTGCCACCACAGCCGATCATCCAGATCGTCCAGGCGGTCAATGAGATACCGCCGCATGTCGGACATGAATTTGTCTGTCTGTTCCTCCGTAGGGGTGAAGTCCCATTGACCGACGGTGATTTCATACAATTCCGTGTTGCCATATTGAGAACCGCGGGTGAATAGTCTGCTTGCCATTGTCGTGTACCTCCTCAACGTTTGATTATACCAGATTCGCGGCCCTGCCGCAACCGGAAAGGGTGTTCCCCATGGGTTAGAATATCAGCCCCAGAACCACCAGCAGCACCAGGAGCCAGCAGCACGCGGCGTATCCATTGCCCAGGTATTCAAGCAGCATTTCTTCCGCCTCCTTTCACCAGCGTAATTTGTTGCACAGCTCGGACAGATTGCGAAGCTGATAACCGGGATCTTTCCGGCAGGCAACCGTCAAGGCGCTGTCCATGGATTGAGCCAGGCTCTGCATGAAGCCCAGCAGATTGGTAAACTGCATAGCCTGGTCGCGGAATGTGGCGTGAAGCCCTTCCAAACGCTTGACTTCCTTCTCGGCGCGCTCGATCTGCTCTTTGATCTTGTCGGCGTCTACCCGGCGGGTGTCCTGGTTGGCAATGGTCAGGTGGTAAGCATCATACCAATAGTCCATTCCGGGATTGCTAAGAACCACTTCCAGCCGGTTGTTGTATTCCTTGTGCAGATATACAGCCTTGTATGTCGGGAACATGGCTTGCAGGTCCGGTTCAATCCGCTTGGTGCAGTATTTGCCGGCCATGGGCTCCAGCAGATGCAGGATCCGGATGCGCTCTTGCTCGTGCCTGATCGCTTTGCGGATGCTGCTTTCTACCTGCTCGATCATTTCCGGGGTTATCTCTCTGATGCACATGGTTTAATCCTCCAATCAGTAAATATAGGCGATTTCCAGGGCGGTGTACTTGGTTGCGTCGTGATTCCAGCGCAGGGCGTTGAGCTGGGCCATACATTCAGCAGGCGTTTTCCCTGCAATGGTTCCATGGTGTTCCTTGTCATAGTCGGGTGAAAAATCCGGTTTCCGCTCGTACCACTGGATGAACATATGGATCATGGTTCATTCCTCCTCGTTCTGATTGTCGGGCTCTCGTTGCCCTGTGCAAGGCCGCTGTTCGTGGCCCTGCCCAGGAAAACGCGCTTCCTGTTCGGTTTAGATCGCCGTGGCTGCAATCGCTGAGCGCTCGTCTGGCATGGCCGCCGTGATCCATTCGCCGTCTTTCCAGACGGACCAGAAACCAGATGGCAGCTTTTTGATCGAAGTGGTGGAAATGGTTTCGTCGCGGTCGTTGTAGCAGGCAACCAACTTTTTGTAGGGCACTGCCAACTTGCGGTAGTAGTCCCAGGCGGCCGCCTGATTGCGAATCACTTTCTCGTCGTCGGTTCCGTTGCTGTTATCCCAGACAATCCAATAGCTGCGGATGATTTTGTCCATGGTCTTGACCTCCTCAAAACTCTACGCATTCTCTGTTCCAGGTGTGAACAATGGTGCTGATTGGCTTCATGCTGGCCGCGAACTTGTCGCGCTCTGCCGCTGTGTCAAAGGATCTGGCATAGGTTGCTTCTCCGGTTTTCAGGCTCCAGGATACATAATAGGCGGTGAATGTTTTCATGGTCTTTACTCCTCCTCTTTTTCGACGATGGTGAAATCTTCGCGGATGGTGATTTTCTTGCCGTCACTGTACCAGACCGATAATACGTAATAGTCAAATCTGGAATCTTTCCAGTGTACCCGGTTCAGGTCGAGGCGCTCAATCTCTACGCCGTTAATCGTTGCGATGCTGCTCGCCATGTTGATCATGTTCTTTGCTGTCTTATCCATTGCCTTTCCCTTTCTGGCCGTCTTGCCGATGCCGCAGCATTTTGATTTTGTTATGCCAGTGTGATTCCGACTTGAGCGCCGCCCAGTTTCCCGGATTGGCTCTTGATCGTCTCGCTGCCGTGCATTAGCCGGATCTCATCCAGACTGTAGCGCTTCTTGCTGTGGCTGACGCTGCCCTTGAAATACCAGGCGCATTTGCTCTTGCTGAATTGGTATCCTGCCGCCGCGAGCTTGAAACGGTTTGGATATGTATTCCCGGTTACCCACAGCCAGGAGCCGCACAGCTCCACGGTTACGCCGTCCATGTTCAGGGTGGCCGCTACAGCCTCGCGGAATTTCTCGGGCGCTTCCCGCTCTTCGTCCTTGGGTTGGTAGGTTTCGCCGGTCGCGGTTTCCTTCGGGAGCTTCCTGGCCAGCTCGTCATATTCCGCATTGATCGCCGCCATGGTCGCATCGTCGCCGCCACAATCGGGATGATGGATTTTAGCCAGGCGCTTGTATTCCTGCTTGAGCTGATCCAGGGTTTTGCAGGTGGTAAAGTATTTGGTGGTCATGGTCTTTTCTCCCTTCGTAGTTCATGACGTTTTCGTCGTGTTTCGTTGATGGCTGTATCATATCACGACACTTTCGTCGTGTCAAGGGGTTTTGCAAAGTTTTTTTCTGAAACTTCCGTTTCCGCTCATAAAACTTTTGAAAATGAGTAAGTGTTGGGTAAGTTCTGCGTAAGCTCTGGATAGGCTCATAGCGTTTGCGGGCGGCCCCCTACCGGGGTAGCGGTCAGAATGACGGCTGGCGGCTGGCTGGTATGGTGCTGGCCTGACCGATCAGCAGCGCGGCGACCGGCGCGAGGAACAAAGTTAGATACCAACTAGGTAATTTATATCATACTACCCACTCCACTACCCACAATTTAAAAATCGGAATCGTGACAAGGGCATTCTGGTTTGACTCTTAATCAAAAACCTTTATTTTTTTAATGGGTTATTTTTTTGAGCGGCCAGCGCTGGACCAGGCGAAGACCCCACCCACCGCCACCGGGGGGCAGGGGGCCCGGATCATACCACGGGGGGGAAATTCTGGTCGGGTCCTCTCTGATTATTTTATTATTATATATATATACTTCCACACTCCGGCACAACGACCCGGCCGGCATAAAATACAAAATTTGGAAGAAAGGAGCTGGTTCGATGGCGAAGATCACGACTGGCAGCAGCTTCGGGCTGAACATTCCAGAAACCACGGTCTGCCGAATGTACGCGGCAGGGAAGACGGTGGACGAGATCTTGTATTATCATTACGGGATTGACGGTGCCAGCACCCCCAGCGCGAAAGCCAAAGCGAGGAAGGCGCTTCGCAAGCTGATGGAAAAGCCGGGATTCGAGGAGTGCTTCCGGGCGATTGTGCGGCAGGAGACGCAGGGCTTGTACGCTCAGAGTATCAAGCAGCTTGGGGAGCAGGTCGCCATGAGCGCGACGGACCCGAAGAGAGGCTGGCTGGTAAACAAGGCGGCGAACGACATTATCAACAAATACCATGATACTGTCATGGGCGTGAACAGCAACGAGGTTTTAGTGAAGGTTGAAGGGATGCCAACGCTGGGCAAGCCGGAGGATGCGGAGAGCCCTGACAGCGAATGATCACGATTCAGTATCAGCCGACGCCGAAGCAGCAGATGTTTCATGCGACACCCGCGAATGAAGTGCTCTATGGCGGCGCGGCAGGCGGCGGGAAGACGAAGGCGCTCATCATGGACGCCTTTTTTCGTTGCCTTACTTATCCGCACACAGTAGCGGTTATCTTCCGGCGGACATACCAGGAGCTGGAAGACACGGACATCAAAGAGGCGAAGGCGAGCTATCCGAAAAGCCTTGCGAAGTATAACGCCGGCCGGCATGAGTTCCAGCTTGTGAACGGGAGCCACATCCTGTTCAGGCATTGCGAGAATGAGGCTGACCGGTTCAACTACTCCGGTATTGAAATCCAGTTCCTGTACTTTGACGAGCTGACCAGCTTTGAACAGACGATTTATGATTTCCTGAAAACCCGTCTGCGTGCGAAAAAGAGCCTGGGTGTGACGCCGATTGTGCGGTCAGCATCGAACCCCGGGAATATCGGGCACGGATGGGTCAAGAAAATGTTTGTGGACGCCGGGCCGTACATGAGTATTCAGACACAGGAGATTTTCTCTGAAGCGCTGCATAAGGCAAAGAAGATCAGGACGCAGTACATCCCCGCCCTGGCGACGGAGAACCCGTTCATCACGGAGGACTATATCTTCCAACTTGAAACGAAGCCAGAAGCGCTGAGGCGTGCGCTGCTCAACGGCGACTGGGATTCTTTCGAGGGCCAAGTTTTCACTGAGTTTGTGAACGACCCGAAGCATTACGTTGACCGTCTGTGGACGCACGTGATCGAGCCGTTTGAAATCCCCCTGGACTGGCCGCGGTATCTGAGTTTTGACCATGGATACACAAAGCCGTTTTCGGTCGGCTGGTGGGCAATTGACCAGCAGGGGCGGGCCTACCGTTACCGGGAGTGGTACGGGTGCAAGCCAAAGCAGCCAAACGTCGGGCTCACGCAAACGCCCTGGCAGATAGCGGAAGGAATCATCGCGCGGCAGAAGTACGAGATGGACAACAATATCTACATCGACGCGATTGCTGACCCTGCCATTTTCGATAAAAGCCGGGGCGACAGTGTGGCCGACCAGATGGCCCCGCATCCGCCCGCACCTGGCATTATGTTCAGGAAGGGAGATCATACGCGGCTGGCCGGGCTGATGCAAGTGCATGAACGGCTCCGGTTTGGCCCTGACGGAAAGCCGATGCTGTACGTGTTCAATACGTGCTGCGATTTCATTCGCACGGTGCCGACGCTGCCATACAGCCAGACAAAACCGGAGGACGTGGACACGGACGCGGAGGATCATGTGTACGACGATGTGCGATATTTCTGCATGTCCAGGCCGATCACGCCGACCAAGAAACCAAGGCCCGAGCCGAAATACTTCAGCCCATTTGAGAGGTAAGCATGAGCGAATACGACAATCTGACCGAGGCGGCATTCACCGAACAGCCGCTTGACGAGGAGCAACAAAAGCTCCTGCAAACCGTGTATGACCGTCTGACCATGTTTGAGGAAGGGTGCAGACCGTGGCACGAGAAGGCCAGGGACGCAAGGGCGATTGTCCGCCTGCAAGACCCGGAACAAGACCCGCCGGGAGCGAAGGAAAAGGCGCTCCAGCTGCAAACACTGAAAAGCACCGTAAACAACTGCGTTGCCGATCAGGTGCAGAACATCCCGGAGGCAAAACTGCTGCCGGAAACGCCGGACAAGCAGGACGCCGCCGATGATCTTCAGGACTTGGTGCATCATGTGGTGTACGAGGTGAATAATTTCGACGACATCCATCGCAAACGCTCTGAGGACTTTTACATCACCGGGACTGTCGTTACTCAAATCGCCTGGGATGAGAACATGAGCTACGGCAAGGGCGATATAGCGCTCATTCGCTGGCCGCTGGAAGCGTTCCTGTGGGATCCCCAGGCTGATTGTCTGGACGATTGCCGGGCGGTGATGAAACTGTCCTGGCATCCGCTAAGCTGGTACAAAGAGCACTGGCCGGAAGCCGCGCCTTACATCGCCGACGAAGAAGACCAATACAATCAGGTCGGAATGTCGGATAACCAGAAAGACAAACTGAGCAATGATGAAGGCCGGGCCATGATGATTGAATACTGGTATCGGACATATGACGCAAAGAAGAACCGGTACAAGATCAACGTAGCCTATTGCGCCGGTCATGCCATGTTGGATGAAGCCGAAGACGTGTACATGCACGGGATGTATCCCTTTGTGGTGGAGCGCTGCGATATGGTGGAAGGTTCGCTGGCTGGTGACGGCATTGTGAGTGAACTGACGCCCATGATGCGGTACATCAACCGGTACGCCCAGTACATTGACACGAATTTGCGCATGTCCTCCAAGGGCCGTTTGCTGACCCGCAGGGGCGCGAATATCGACAAGGACGCGCTGTCCGATTGGAGCCAGGACATTATCGAGGGCGACCGGATAACGCAGGGTGAGGACGTGTCCTGGCTGCAAAACGTTCCATTCAACGGCCTGATCTCCAATCAGATGCTTCAATTCCAGACCGACCTGAAAGCCGACGCAGGCGCGAACCAGTTCACCCGAGGCGAAACCACGGGCGGCATTGTGTCTGGCAAGGCAATCAGCGCTTTGCAGACGGCAGGCGCAAAAATCCAGGTGATGCGCACGCAAATCCTGAACAACGGCTTCAAGCAAATCGTGAAGCAAATCCTCTGGCTGATGGCTGAGTTTTACGACGATGACCGGGTGGTTATGGTGACGGGCAGGAAAGACGGACAACGCCGGGCAATCTCCATGAAGGCAAAGAAATTCTTTGATCTTCAGAAGAAAAAGGGTGCCATCGCTCCGCCTCCCTACACGGTGCAGGTTGAGGTCATCACCCGCGACCCCTCCAGGATCGACCAGATCAACAACCTGTACATGCAGGCATTCACGATGGCCGCGCAGATGCAGCAGTTCTTCCCGCTGTCCGCGCTGTTCCGGCTGCTCAATATCGAGGGCAAGGATCGCCTGCTGCCGGTTATTGAGGCCAGCGAACAGCAACAGCAGATGATGCAGATGCAGCAACAGCAGATCGAGCAGTTGACCGCCCAGATGGAGCAGATGCAGAAGGAAAACGAAAGCCTGAAACTGCATAAGACCGAGCTTGTCAACGCCCTGGCAAGCGCCGGTAATGTTGGCACAGGATACCAGCCCGGCGTAACCAAGGCCGCGGATACCGGTGGTCAGAACACGATACAAACCCTGATTGAACAGCAACGGGCAGAACTAGCAAGGCCAGAAATTGAGCTGTAATACGGCTCTTTTTTTGATACATGCGTTCGTCATGTTTCCATGATGAGCGTGCGCGAAAGCGCCAAAAGGAGGATACCCCATGGAAAATACGGTCGAACAGAACAACATGCAAGAGGCTGTACAGGACGACGCTGTATTGGAGCCGATGCAGGAGCAGGAAGAACAGAACCTTTCCAGCCTGGAGGAGATCACCGAGCCGGAGAAAGAACAGCCGGGAACCGACGCCCAGAACGACCAGGAACCGCAGAGCCAGCCTCAGCAGAAAGAACCGGGCTACATTCGCAAGAAGGTTGATGCCGCCGTTGATCGCGCTATCCGCGAGACGGAAGACCGGATGCGGGCGGAGTTCGCCGCACAGCTTGCTCCACTGCGAGAAAGCATGTACGAGCGTCAGGCTGAAGCACTGGTCGCTTCCGGTGAAATCAAGTCCAAGGAAATGGCGCTGAAATACGTCAAGGCTATGGCGGGTATCCAGGCGGAACCTGACCAGCAGGCCAAGACGCAGCCCAGGAATGACAAGGGTCAGTTCACATCCGCCAAAGTGACGGAAGCAGATGCGGAGATAAAAGCCCGCGCCCGGATTCTGGTAAGCCAGGCGGACAAGATCAAAAACACCCGAGGGCTTGATGTTGGAGCCCTCTATGATACCGACCCCGATGTGAAGAGCAAGATTCTCAGCGGCGAGTGGGATTTTTACGACGTGGCGGAGATGATGAGCCAGCCCAGGCGGCGGGTTCCTTCGCCGGTCCGATCCTCCAACAGCGGCATGCTTGACAACAACATGACGCGGGCAATTGACGGGATGAGCGATGCGCAGCTTGACCGTCTGCTCAAGAATCTTGAGGCGGGGAAGGTGTACGACATGCGCAGTTAAAGGAGTGTAAAATATGCCTATTTCCCCCAATGCTGCCTATAACACCAACTATACCTACGACGCTGGTGTAGCGCCGTCGGTCATCAAGTTTTACGAACGAACCTTCATGCGTGACCTGATGCCCGAGCTGATCCACAACCGGGATGCCCAGAAGCGCACGCTGCCGCTGAACAACGGCAAGACGGTGCAGTTCACCCGCATTACCGAGCTTCCCGCCATCACTACGCCCCTGGTTGAGGGCGTGACCCCTGACGGCCAGAAGCTGGTGGAAACCGCGTTCACGGCCATGGTGAAGCCCTACGGCGGATATATTGCCGTGACCGATGAATTTAACTGGTATCTCTTGGGTAACAAGCACAAGGAAGCCAGTGAATCCCTGAGCCGCCAGGCCGCGCTTTCTCTGGACACGATCAGCCGTGACGCGCTGAATGCCGGTATGAACGTGCAGTATGCGGGCAGCAACACTACCCGCGGTACTATTACCGCGTCTGATAAGCTGACATATGCCGACATCAAGAAGGCCGTGCGCACCCTGCGCCGGGCCAACGCGAAGCCCTTCTCTGACGGTTTCTTCCACGCTATTTTGCATACTGACGTATACTTCGACCTGACCAGCGACACCATGTGGGTTGACGTGGCGAAGTACCAGGACAAGGCGAAGGTGGAGAAGTACGAGCTGGGCACGATCTACAAGGTGAAGTGCTTCGAGAGCACCAACGCCAAGATTTTTACAGCCCAGACCTACATCATCGGCTCCACGACGGCAATCGCGGCCAGCGCCAATTATGACGCCACCAACCGCATCCTGACCACCAATGCCACCATCACGCCTGACGAGGCCCGCGCCCTGACCGGCCTGATGGTGAACGTGCAGTACACCAAGAGCAGCACCAACTATGTAACGCCCATGTGCATCGAGAGTGTGGACTATGCGAACAAGAAGATCAAGTTCCGCTGGGATCCCGGCTCTGCCATCACCACTGAATGGACGACCGCGCAGAGTCTGACTATCGTTCCCTATGGCGGCGGCGCGTCTGGCGCTCCTGTGTACTCCACGCTGGTCTATGCGCAGAACAGCTACGGCTCTATCGAACTGGGCGGTAATGGCCGGAATGTAGAAATCATCGTGAAGCCTGCTGGGTCCTCCGGTTCCGATGATCCTCTGAACCAGCGCGGCACTATCGCCTGGAAGGTGAAAGGCTTCTGCACCGTGATCCTGAATGATGACTACATCGTGCGTATTGAATCCGGCGCTACTGCCTAAATGATTTGACGGCGGGGCCGTCTATTCGGCGGCTCCGCTTCTCTGAGAGGAGATTTGATTATGTCTACAAAAAAGAATGAGGCTGTTGTGCTTGATGACGGCCTGACTGTGGCAATCCCTGTCGCAGAGGAAAAAGAAAACAAAAACATCGTGCCTATTCGCATTCCGAAGCCGCCCGAAGCGGAAACCGGCATTCCCATCGACCCTTACGACCATGTGACGATCAACGGGGAGAAGACTTATGTCCGTCAGGGAGAGCACGTGAATGTATCCCCCGCTGTCTTTATGCAGCTTCGCAATAAATATCCCGACCTGTGAGGTGACGCGCCGTGACGGTGGAAGCAATCAAAAACGAGGTCATGTTCCAGACGAATAATGACACGGAGGACGTGGGCGACTATCTCCCGTCCCTGCTGAATTATATCAATGACGGATATGACAGACTGGTCAGAGCATGGACAAAGAGCCACACGCCGCAGGAAGACTATCCACGGTTGGAAGCTGACTCCGATGAACCGAACCTCCCGGAATGGCTGCACAGGTACATCGCCGACTGGGCCACCTGGCTCGTTTACCGGAACGGCAACCCCTCCAAGCAGACCCGCGGGTTGGCTTTTAAGACAGCCTTTGAAGAAATCGTCTCAACGATTTTGGGCGAAGGCGGAGCGAATGGCCTGAACGAGGACGGGACCAGTAAGCAGTACAAGCACTTTTTCAACATACCGTTGTAAGGCGGTGGCGCTATGGCCTATTTTAAACTTCGCAACTATGAAGCAGACGTATGGATCAATGCGTTTCGCGGGCTGGACCAATCAGACACAGGGCTGAACCCTAACCCGATGTATGCGGACATGGCGGAAAACGTCGAAACCCCAAACGGTGTGCTCCAACCGCAGGCGGCTATCCCTGAAATGCCCGGTACTTTTGAGCATCGGGTTGAAACCCTCGCGTCCTTCTATCGCCGTTGGTACACAGGGGAGGGAAAGAAGGAATGGTATGTATGCGCAAGCGGCGGGAAACTGTACCAGAAGCAGGCAGGGTCCGAAATCAGATGGGCTGAGATCGACCTTCCCGACGGTGTCGCCGCTTTTCAGAGCAATGTTTGGAGCTGGGTCACGTATGAGATCAACCCTGAAAATAGTGACGACACTGTGGACGTGTTGCTGATGAGCAACGGCCTGGACGGGATGATCATGATCGTGCCTCCTGACAGACCCTCTACCTGGGGTGACTATACGCAGCAGACATGGAATTATCTGCTGAATATGGACTGGCTTCTGGCGAGCAGCCCGAACTGGCATATCATCGCCATATCGACTGACGACAAAAAATTCGGCGTGATCGAACGCTACGCTGAGCGTATTTGGGCGGCTGATATTACGGACAACCCTGATATGCTGATGTACTCCAG